GAGTTGTCACCGTACGGCAGCCCAGAGACCTGCGCAGGTGGGGCGTCAGTGCGTTGCGACAACGCGCCAGGCCCCGACACCGGCGCGGGCTGGGCGGGGGCGTGCAGACCACCGCTAGCCACGGGTGATCGTCTCGATGTCCAACGCGGCGTCCTCGTGGAACTCGTTCGTCTGGACCTGCTTGTTAGCGGCAGCCACCGAAGCGATGGTCAGAACCTCGAAGAAGCCGGAGATGGCCGTGGCAATGCCCATCATCATGGCGAAGAACGCCATCAGAACATCCCACTTGCTGAACTTCTGGGCCGGGATCACACACTCCTCGACACCCTCGAACTCGTCTTCCTCGTCCATCACTGCCTCCGGCGGTCAGATGTCCGGTGGCAGGATCTGCACATCGGAACGTAATGACTTGGGTCCGCGCTGTACGGGGCCTCACGGCCCGCCGTCACCCCGACCAGTTCGTTCTCGTCGGCATGGTCGTAGGCCCACTCTTGAGCTTGGGCGCCACAACCGCATACATGAGTCGATACGCGTCCACGGATACGCCGTACCCGGATGTGCGCGCCACTATACGTGACGCGATCACCCGACCAGTAAGGGTTATCCGATCTGGAACCCCGCGACTTGGACCCCTGAACCTCTAGGGACCCGTACCGCTTCATCCTGTGGGCATGTTTGTTGCAGAAGCCGCCATGCGAATACTTCCCACCGACACAGCCATCAACGGTGCACTGCTTGGTAGCACGCCATTCACTGACGACGCTGCTCACAGACATCTCCTAGGTCAGGGTGTTCTGTTTGGTGGTGGCCCCCAAGGAGGCCTGCCCACCCCTAAATTGTGCCACCATACTCTGCAGGTTCGGGGGAGCCTGCGGCGTCGGCGGCATTTGCATGCCTCCGCCCGGAGGGGCGCCCGGCGGACCGCCAGGTATGGGCGGACCGCTACCAGGCGGACCTGCAGGACCAGCGCCAGCACCCTGTTGGGCGGCAGCTGCCTGATCCTCCGGGGAGGGCTGCGGCGGCGTGAACGCCTTCAACGCAGCCGCCTCAATGTCAGTCCCCTTACGGACTGCAGTGAGGAAATCGGCTATCTGTTGCAACGGTTGAGACGGGTCCATACCGGAACCAGCCATCTGCGGGATCGCCTGCGCATAGCCTGCGATACCAGCCAGGATCGCTTCCCGGCCCTTCTCCAACGTGATCGCCTGACCCATCTCAATCGGGTCCACATCGAACGGCAACTGCTTCTGCACAGCTTCCTTCGAGATCAGACCCGCGCCCATCAACTGCAGCATCATCACCACAGCATTGTTCGGCGCCAAACCAGCCGCCAGACCGTACGTCACCTCAACGTCGTAGGCCCCGTCGATGTCCCGGTCCGGCCGGTACGTGATCTCATACGGTGCACCCGCGGAGATGCCTTCAATGTTCTTCGACATTGAGCCCCAGTATTTCTCGTCCATCTCGAACGCGACACTGGTAGCCTCACGCAGACCCTCACCGAACTGGTCCTGCGCTGTCTTGATCAGCATGTCGAAGGAACCCATGAGTTCCTGCACGCCACGGCCCGTGATCACCGAAGCCTGAATGTTACCGCTACGGGCCTCCGGGTACCGGGTAGACCGCATTGCTTCCATGTCCAGCCGCTGGTCCATGGAGAACGCAGACTGGGGAACTTCCATCGTGACCCGGCGGATGGCCTGCGGGTTTGCGGTACGCCAAATAGCGTCCGGCCCGAACGGCATCTCCACCATGTCCTCAGGCACAGCAATCGGCGCCTCAACAGCCTTCATCCCAGCCTCAAGGGCCAGGGAAGCCATCTTCGCGCGGGCCATCTGCACCCAGATCGCGTCATCATACTGGCCACGCCACTGGCCATCCAGCGACGCACGCTGCGCCACAACGACGGGGCAGCGGGACAGGTTCACCTTCGTGGACATCAACGGGATCGGAACATAGTTGCCGGTCGGGTCAGAGTCCGCCACGTACATTACGACCTGGTCCTTGTCGTAATACCGGATGACCTCCATGAACGTGTTCGACCGGTCACGCCGCGAGTAGTCCTGCAGGAGCCGCGAGGCGGCCTCCGGGAACATCGCCGCCAACTCCGACGCCAGCAGCCGCTGAACCTTCGCGTACGCGTGGACCTTGCCGTACCGGTCAATCTCCGGGAACGCGTCGAACGGGTCTTCGAACCGGATCCGGGGACAGTTCTCCTCGAAATCCGGCTCAATCACAATCGGCAGGAACCCCATCGTGAAGAACCAGTCCGCAGCGTTCACGGAGAACTTCTTCAACATCGAATGCTGCCAGTAGTAATGCGCAATCTTCGTACGCATCGAACCGCGGTCCTTAGCCCGCTGCGACGTCATAGCACCGCTCGAGCAGTTCAACGCGGGCAGGGGGGCAAGCGACTCAGCCATGTCCAACGCGGCCATGTTCAGGAAGTTCGCGATAACCGGCTTAGGCCAAGTGTCAGAGAACGCGTCAGGGTTGATCAGCTCATAGTTCCCTGCACGGGCCAGGCGGATCTGCGACTGCCGCCACACCCGCGCCGTAGCGTCAGGGGTGCGCCGCATGAAGTTCACTTTTCTCATGACAGCGTTGAAGTTGGTGCCACCGGGACCGAGGTCGCTCATCACGTTCGGGTAAGTCAAGGTCACACCCCCATCTGCTGGCTCATGATCTCCTGGGCGTACTCATCCAAATTCACACTGAAACGTTCCTTGTCCGCACGCCCGCGGGACAGGAACGAGTTAGGCGCGTAGTTCCTCTGCGGCGTGGACCCAACAAAGAGGATCTTCCGGGCACGAAGAACAGCGAACCATAAAGCCATCACCAGGTCTGTTTGGCCTGCACTCACAACCTTGCCGTTCGGTGTCCACACAATCAACTGTTCCACGAGTCGCGCCACAGCGACATTCGCTGAGTTAGCGTTCGGCAGAAGGAGCGTGGGTAGGCCATCGGCTTGCGGATCGAAAAGTGAGGCCATGGACGCGACACCGAAGTCAGGGTCGTTCTTGTTCCCCCGGTGAGTGTGGTGTCCCCGGAGGATGACGCCGCGGGAGAACAGGAACGAACGAACCTCGTCATCCTGGACCAGGAACCGTTGGAACGCATTCTGCTCGATCACCCACTCGTTAGCGGCATACTTCAACGTCCACGACTGGATCAACGCCTTGATCCCCGCAGGGGTCTGGTCGGCCTTGTTGAAACAGTCCAACAGGTAGATCCGTCCACCGGCACGGTCAACACCCAAAGCCACTGCAGCCGTGTAACCCGCCGCAGCAGGGTCCATGCCACACACGACGTACAGGCCCTGCATGCCCTTCTCGCGCTCCGCCATCGGCAGAAGCAGGCCCGGGCGCCGGGACACCTGGATCGCCGCACGTACAGCGGCCTCCGGGAACACACCCTCCACCTGCGTGTCGAACTGCTGGTACACCATCGCCCACGTCGCGGGACGGACCTTGTCCCGGCGAGACTTCAAAGCGGTGCCTGACCACTTCGGGACTACCTGCCCGTCCCGGTCGACGGTTTCCGGCCACAACGACACCCAGTCGCGCGGATCCTCAGCGTACTCGAGGACCGCGGGTTGGGCGAAGTACGTGAACACGGACATGTCGTTCTCGTCACGGAACGAGTCCCGGAGGTGTGAGTAAAGGTCGACCGAAGCCACGCGCGTACCCACCACCAAGAGCTTCGCATCAGGCTGCTCCTCTGGTAGACGAGTGATTACGTCCTGGGTCAACCAGTCGATCTGATCCTCGAACTGGTGCGCGTTCTTCAACAGGACAGCGTCGTCCACAACGATCAGGTCCGCACGGGCACCGTAGATTTGGCCGCCCATGCCGATCGCCTGAACTGTCGGGTCCTTCTCGCCGTCGTCCTTACCGCCCAGGTAGATTTCAGTAGCGGTCCAGGATTCCGCAGTCGCATGGAACCCACCGCTCGGTCCAAACTTTGCCTGCAGATTCGCATATGCAGGGTTCGACAGCCGCTGCTTGATGGCGTACAGGAACTTCTTCGCCATCTTCTCCGTCGCTGATACGACCACCACCCGCACGTTCGGGTCCCGGCAGATCCGCCACACCACATAGTTCACAGTCAACGTAGTGGACTTAGCGAACCCCGGCGGGACGTTGAACAAGAGCATAGACATGTCACCCGGAGACCAACGCATCGACGGGTGCAGATTCCGTGGTTCACGCCCGGAAAGGATGTCGTACCACCGGAGCTGATGCTCGAACAGTGGCTGACCCAGGTACTCTTCGCAGAACTCGGGGAAGTCGGGGCAGGGGTGGACAGCGCCTTTGCGGCGGGCGATGATCAGGTCAACCTGCGCGGCGAAGTCTTTGTCCTGCCGGCGCATCCACTCATACCCGTCCCGGGTACGACCCGCGGCACGGGCAGCGGGGATGATCGTCTCACCCTTCGCCAAATGCGCGAGGATGATCCGCTTCGCCTCCGAGGAGACGGGACGCCCGGACGTTTCACGGGCCATAGGTTTACGGCCGGGCTTCTCCCGCCCAGCGTGGGTGCCCTTGGTGGGTTCCCCGTCGTCGTTGACCTCGATGTATCGAGTGACCACGGGGAACCTCCTCCAAGATGAGATGGGCGGGCGGGCAGTCCCGACACCATCCCCTGAACCGCACCCCAACTGCCTGGGGTGTCGCGCGTCCGCGAGGCGAGATAGCCGCGAGGGCCAGAGCCGTATGCCCGGTCTACATCCTTAGTACTTGCTGACGCGCCACCAGGACGACACACCGTCGGACACGACGATGCAACCGCCAGTGGTAGCGGCAGCGCCGACAGCGACACCGACACCAGCGGTGCCGCCCTCGATCTTGTCCGCAGCGTTCGGGGTCAGGGTGACAGTCTGCGTCGCAGTGTTGTCACGAGACACGTAGTACGGGCGCCCCGCCGGGACGGTCGCGATAGCGGGCAGGGTCAGCACGACGTTAGCCGCCGGAGCCGCAACCTGCACGAAATAGTCAGACTGGGTGAGCGTAGTCGACGCGGCGACCACGCGGGTAGTGAAGCTGTTGTCGTCCAGACCGGACAAGATCCTACTCCTTCTAGTGTCAGCTAGCCGGTACCGCGGGCGCGGGAGCCGGGTCGTTCTGGGCGACAGCCGTGGTCAGCGCACCGCTGACACCAGCCACCTGCGCAGTCAAAGCGTCCACGTCAGCCTGCGACGGGGAACCAGCCTCAGCTGCGATGACCTTGTCCTTCAAGTCGCCCAGTGCCGTCACAACGGTGGACTGAGCTTCGACCAGCGCGGACACTGCCGCGGTCAAACCACTGAGGTCAGCCATGACCTGTTCCAATCTCTCGATCAACAATTCAACAACGAAGTCACTACGCGACACAGGTCGCCCCTAACGTGTCACCGACGTTCAAGTACGTCTGCCCCACCTCAACGCCGGCGGTGCCGAACTCGTCCACGAACGCCTGCCAGTCCCAGTCACCAGTGAACCGGACGTCCAGGTCACGGCCGTTCGGGTGCGTGCCGAGGCGGGCCTTCTTCAACGGTTTCTCCACAACCCACGTACCAGGCTCAAGCCCAGCTTGGGCGAGCAGGAACGAGAGGTTCAACTCCAAGCCGACGCCGTCGCCCTCCGAGTCCACAACCCCGTGGGGGCGTACCCGCGCCGCCGAGTCCTGAACCGACCACTCCATCAGGCCAGCCTGCGCGCACTGGTCCGTGCAGAACTTGGACCGTCGGGAACCCTGCGGCATCACCCGGTGGCACTGGAGACAGGCCCGGAGCTTCCGCTGCCGGCACCGGTCGTTACAGAACAGTCGGGGCCTTCCGCGTCGAGAACCAGCGGTCGACGCTATCGCGGTACCACAGGTCCGACAGGTAGCCGTCGTAGTCGAAGTCATAGCTGGTGCTGCCCTCCGGGTAGTCATCACCGTCGTCGTAGTACGGGTCCACCGTGGACCTCCCGGAAGTGTACCATGCCCGCCAGCGGGCACGAAATTGTTGAAAGGACATCACGCCGCGCCAGCGGCGATCAGTCATGGATGAGGCGCCTGAGGGCGCCGTCGAAGATTGAAGTCAGGCGCCTGGAGGCGCCATCATGTTCATGAGGCCGCTTAGGCGGCCCTGACTCGTTCAAGTCAACGGGCGCCGCAGGGCGCCCAGAACCTATGAGACTGAGAAGAGCGCCTGCGCTCGCCGAAGGCTCCCGCAGGGATAAGGAAGAGAAGCGTTCTTCCCTCCCCTCATATGAACCTGAACCTGTCACGCTTATTCACCCAACCGGCGTGTCGTGACCAAACCGTAACCAGGTAGCGCCGAGGCCGCCCCACCCTCTGGCCGAGGCGCACCACACAGGCGGCCCAACGGGCCGTCCGATCGCCACGGACCCCACACGGACCACCTACACGTACCCCGGCCCCACCGCTAGCCACGCCCACGAGGCCACAACAAAACCAGCAAAACAAACCCCAGCAGCAGGTACCCAGGACCGAACTGCCACACCCAACCAAGCGTCCAAGAATCACCCATAACCCCAACCCTACACCCCAGACAAAGACCCGTCAACAGCCCCACAGCAAACACAAAGCAACCAGCACCTG